CTCCCAGGACGCTATTAATCGAAAATTAAACACTTTTCGAAATTAAGAACCCCATAACGACGGGGTTCTTTTTATTTTGTCTATTAATAACACACCATATAATACAAATTTTTAGGGACTTTTTAGGGACCCGAGTCCCTCGCATAAAAAACCACGCTCATAAGAACGTGGTTTGTATTTTTTTCGAACATTACGCATAAAAAAATAACCGTACCTATTAAGATACGGTTACTAGTCCTCTTTTCTTCTTATATTATTTACTGTAGCGTTAATCATACTTACCACTATGTTTCCCAAAGATAAAGTCCCAATAATGCCTGCTGCCCATTCTTTTCCAAATATACCTAATACTACTGATCCTATAATCCCCGCGATGGAAATAATCGTACTTGAATTAATTCCTTTTGTCGTAATTGAATCATTACTTTTGTAGTACTTTTCTTGCTCCACAATTTCTAAGTTCATTCTATGCTGCTGGTTCTTTTCAGCCATTTCCATAATCCTGTTAGCTGAACCTGGTAAAACTTCTTCATATTTTTTAAAATCCTCAGGGTCTGGAAGAGGTCCACTTTTAGTTAAAGAAATTTCACGTGCTATAATTTCGCGTCTTTCATCACTATTATTAGCATTCTCTAGTTTTCTTTCTAACACTTCTGCATCGTTAGACTGTTTTGTATCAGTATCCATGATTTAGTTCCTTTACTTTTGGATATGCGTTTAAAGCTTTTTGCATATCTGCACCTGTAGCGTACCAATCACTTTCTAATTGATTTATATCACTTCTCGATTGTAAGCTATTTTTACGTAATTCATTTCTTTTTTTACCATAATATCCATTCATATCTCCAGAAATCATGTATGCTGTGGCTATTGTTTTGAAAATTTTTTGCATAAAGATCTCCTCCTAATATATTTACATATTAATATGTAAACGTAAAAATAACAACAAATTTATGATTATAAAATTAAAAATGGGCACAACTACTTAAAAAGGTACGATATTTTATAACATAAAAAAACAGGGACAAGCACCGTCATGCTTATCCCTATACCAACTAATAGTGAAATGTCGTCTGAATATATTATATTACCCTGTATAAAATTTAACAAGATTATTGCTTTCGTTAAATTTATACCTTAGTAAACTTTCCGTAACTACTTGTTCTGTTTCCATTTTTATCAATTTCGCCTGTCGCAATATATCGACGTTTTAAATCTTTATTTAAGTAAGTTATCCAACGATAACCATTAACTGCAAATGCACCATCATAAATAATACTTTCGCCATTTTTTAACACACCTGTGATAGTAGCTTTTGTATTATGGGCGGTTCTAACGTTATTACCTTTAATAGTAGAAACTATATAGCGCCCTTTTTCTTTTTTATAAGGTACGCCTTTATCATTTATTTTATATCCTTTAGGTACTGCTACAACATCATCTTTTTTGTGAGTAGCTTTTTGTTTACTTGCAACCACACCACCAATAGGCTTTCCATGAATAGCACCCGCAATCAGTTTTGAATATTTATCACTATTCTTTTTTATCCAATTCATATCTGATGTGTTAGTGATAAAACCTAATTCAGTTAATCGGTAATTCATGTTAATCTCTGCCGACACATTTGCATTGAGTAGATCATTACGTTTAGTAATACCTCTAATTTGACCTAAATTATTTTTAATCACATCTTGTATTCCTTTATCAATACTATCTGCATTAAAAGCACTAGATATAATTACATGACCACCACTTGCACTTGAACCTGCTGCGTCTAAATGGAACTCTGCGATTAAGTCATATTTTTGTTTATTAACCCAATACATACCATACTCTTTTTTATTACCTACACGAACACCATAAGCCGTATCTTGATACATATCTTGTGATTGCTTGCTACCACCATATAATGCTACTTCATGCCCCGCTTGTCTTAAATATTTAGCAACTTGTGGTGTGATGTTTTTACGAATGAAATCACGTTCATTTGTGCCATTACCTACGGCGCCAGGGTCGCTATATCCATGACCGGCAACAATCATAATTTTTTTAGGTTTTGTTTTTTTGTTCGCTTGTCTGTTTTTAATAATTTGTTTTGCTTTGGTACCTGCACTAATTTTTGTAGGGAAATCTAAACGGATAAAGTACATGGGGTCATCATAGTAATGCCAACGTCTTGTAACCTTTTCTGGACCCCAACCAGGACTTACTACGCCATTAGTCCAACCTTGTCCTAGCCAATTCTGTTCTAAACATTCAAACTGTGTGAGTGTTGCTCTTGTTACGATTGCAACATGTCCGGCACCACTCCCGTATTTACTGGGGAATACAACAATATCTAATTTTTGTGGTAAAAAACTATCGTAGTTTTTGATTGATTTACCATACTTTTTAATTGTGCTTGCATTATCAAAAGGGATATTTTTAGCATACAGACCATATAATCTTTCGCCTGTAACAGCCATGAAAAAGGCATTTGCATAATCGTAGCACTGAAAACCATAACTTAAATCTGTGTTGTATTGCTTGCCTTCCGAATTATCAAGCCATTTTTTTGCTTGTTTTTTTGTCATCAACATATTATCACCTAACCTAACTCATCTAAATTTGTAGGTTGTATATCTTCGTTTTTAACTGGCGCTTGTCCTGTTGCTTTGCGATATTTCTTTTCTGCTTTATATTTCTTTAATTTTTGATTTGCCCACTTACCTTCTTTAGTGGTTGGGTTATCTTTGTAAGTTGTATATAAAGCAACTCCCGTTAAGATAATTGATGATATCGTTTCTTCATCCACAGGAATTGGCGATATACCTTTGTTTGCTAAAAATTGATTGACCAACGCTAAAAATAATACTGCATATCTTGCTATTACTTTAGGTTCCATTTCTTCCACTCCTTATTCAAAAATAAAAGCCGACACATAAGTGCCGACTTAAATGGTTATTCTTTAATTATGTCTTGGTACTCTTGTCCAGTTAATTCCTTAAATTCTTCTTCTGTAACGAAACCACGTTTTACAAATAAAGCAAACTGTTCTTCATTATATAAGCCCATTTTATAATATCTAATACCTATGTTACGCATTAATATCACTCTCCAAAACTTGTAATGTTAAATTCGCCATATCATTTTGTAGGTTTACTACTGTATTTTGTGTTTCCATTAATTGTAATGTTAAATCTGCTATTAGAACATCTTTCTCATCAGGTGTTTCTTCTGCTTCATTTTTAGGCTGTTGTTCTAACCACTCTTCATATGATGTTCCTATCCATTTTTTGCCATCAAAATGAAACGGAGAACATATCCCTTCTGGTGGAGCAATGTCAGTCCATTGTCCCTCTGGATATTCTAATTCTCCATCTTTATTCTCCATGACTAAAAACGGAGTTCCATCATAAAAATAAATTTGTTTTATTTCCATATCCTCCACTCTCCTATAATGTTATTGTTCCTTCAATATAATAAGGCGAACTAGCATCTACTGTACTATTAGGTTCAAAGGTTATTTTTAGTTCTCCAGAAGTAATTACAGTTATATTATATATGGATGATGTATTCATATATGGATTTATTTTCACTTTTGAATACTCTGCATAACTGCTTATTTTTTGTGAAATGTTCGTTGGTAACTTTGCAAACACCATTGTTCTTGAAGTAATGTTCGTTACTGCCCCCCTAATAAATAACAAATTAGTGTCATTTATAGTAACAAGTCTATATTCTGGTAGATTCAATCTTCCAGCTTGTGTTGTTCCATTAATTAATGAAAGTAACTGCCAACCTGTATCTGTATAAGAAATAGTAGATCCATCTTTACCGGGTAGACCTTGTTCTCCTTGTAACCCTTGTGGTCCTTGTTCACCCTGAGGTCCTTCATCGCCCTTTGGACCTTTAAACTCTTCACTATGTGTAGATAAATAATTTTCTAAATCACCAGTTAATTTGTCTTTAAAACCATCGTTTAATAAATTAACTAAATCTTCAGACATGATTTGTTTAACTGTACTTTCAACTAAATTTAAGTTAATTTCTTTGGCTACTGCCTTTTCTATGCCACTATCGAAAATTTTAAAATAGAAGTTAGCGACATGTATTGATTGTGTTTCGTTTTTTAAAAATAATTTACAGTTCATTTTTCCTGCATGTTTGATTATTCTTTCAGGTAGTTTGTATTCAATTAACCCGATATTCGGTGAAACAACTTCTACTTTTTCATTGAGGAAAATTGAACCATCTTCTGCAAATAAATCTAATTCAGGTTTCATGTCTGTTTCACTCAGATTGACAGATTGACCATTATAGAAAATTTTAATTTTAATGATTGCAGTATTAATATCTTCTGTATAAAAACGACTTCCAATATCTCCAATGTCAATATTATTAGCTCTTATATATGCTTCTATACTTTTGTCTTTAATAATCATATATTCACCTATTCTTTATTACTTAGTTTAAATATTCTTTTACCGCATATTCAATCGCTTGTGCGTATTCATACATCACAGCACGCCAACGATATCTGTCTTCTCTTACTTTTCTACTGAAATCATTATTACTAAAGAATGATTTACGTTGTTTGGTTGATAACTCAAGTTGAACACCTAAACCTGTTTTAGTCTTATTCGTGATGTTGTTAGGTTTAGTACCACCTAATTTAATTGGTGCGTCTTGTACATCAAAACCACGATTAATTAGGTTACGTTTAATAAGTGCTTTTAGTTCTTCGTTGCTACCACCAATCAATGTTCGAGCATATTCGTTATCAGCGTAACCATGAATAGAAATCGAATAATCAACCTCTCTCATCAAATTAAGTAATTCTGGATTATCATATCGAGTAGAAGTTACATGTAGTTTACTGTTATTAGTAGGTAGCTTTCCTTTAAATGTAAAGTAGTTACAATCTAACTTTTGAGAAATAAGTAATGCTAGTTCTGACGAACCAGCTTCAATACCTCCGCCATGTGGAGCGAAACTAAGAACATTGTTTTTGTTTGTATTCATCTCGATTGACCAATTGTTTTCTTTACCTTGTAATTCAATCATTGAACTATATAAGTCAGTCACCATTTCCACTCCTTATTCAAAATAAAAAGCCGACCTAAAAAGGTCAGCTTAAATTAATTCTTTTGTATTTGGTAATTCTGTTGTTCTTAAAGATAATTTAAAACGCCATTCACTACCCTGTTTTATTGTTTCATCATTAAAATGTTGGTTGTAAATTTTCCCCATTGTAGCATTTCTATGTTCAATCCATGTATCGCCTTTCCTGTTATTTTCATCGAAACGCATTGTTTTTAAAAAATCTTCAAAAGTAAATCCTGTTACTATATTATTTTTATCATTGTAAAGTAAATAAGACTTAGCTTGTAGTTTTTCTGGTATTTTTTCAATACGATAAGTTCCGCTTTTATCAGGACTATATATATTATCCATAGAAGTTTTTATATAATCTACATTTTCACAGAAATAAGGAATCATTCCTGCATACCCTGTTTTAACATAGGTATCTTTTAAAAAGTTCACATATCCATTAATGAATATATTCCCGTTTTTGATAGTGTGATTTGTTTTAATATTAACTAAATTTTCACCACTAACTCGTCCGTAAACATCCTGAATTAAATTAATAGATTTCAAATCAGGATATACTATATTAGTCTGGAATTTTAATTCTTTTCCATCACCTAACAGTTTAAGTTCACTCTTTGCAAATGCACTACCAATAGCGTTATGTTCAGGTACAAATTGTTCTCCTGTATCACTATTAGCGTTTCTAATTTGCATAGCGAAATCTTTATTAGAGTAACTATATAAAGCTTGTATAGCGGTAGATATTACAGGAACTAACTTGAAAAGGTTAATTGTACCTTTAACATCTTGTGGTCGTTGACCTCCATAATTCAACCAACCTCTAGGGTTATCTACTGGATGATTCGGATCTTGACCTTTGAAGATTAGTTTTAACGTATGTTTTTGAAAATCTAACCCATCAAATAATAATTGTTCTTTATCTGCAATATTAGTTTCAGACCATGTTGAAATAGTAGTTTTTTTCTCATTTATTGTTCCTTCATCCAGTATTGCTTCCCAAATACCTCCAACATTAGAACAATATGAAACGAAGTTTATTTTATTAGCTATGAACTCGCCATATAACGTTGCACCAATTGTTTTAGTGAAGTAATTAGGCGCATAATTGGTATCGAACAAAGAATCATCAACAATTTGTAAATTTTGATAACCTATTGAATTATTTTCTAACGTATAATCTCCAATTTCACTTTCTCTCATTATTACATAATCATCTTTTGCATTTTTATAAAACCAAACTCTCAATGCTTTATCCTTTGAAATTGGTTGAACAATATGAAAAGTTTTGCTAGGCGCATGAATTACTGTTAATACCATATTATCTGTGATATTAGTTAAATTCTCTAAAGATTTGACATAATCACTTTGAAAGGGAAAATCAGTTTTTATTTTCAAACTTTCAAAATTTCCTTTTGTTTGTTCTATAAGTTGCAAACCATCTTCACTTTTAGGTCCTTTTAAAATTTCAAGTTGTTCTTGAGTGAAATCTTCATATGTGAAAGGGTCACCTTTATCACCTTTAGGTCCTTGTTCACCAGTCTCACCTTTAGGTCCCATAGGACCTGTTGGACCTGTCGGACCCATTTCACCATTAATTCCATCTGCACCTTTATCACCTTTTGGCCCTTGTGGACCAGTATCGCCTTTGTCACCTTTAGGACCTCTGAAACGTTCAATGTCTTTTAACATAATTCTTTCAACGATATCATCTAACATATCAACATGAATTTCTTTACCGATTGCTTTTGTTAAACCACTGTCATTCACTTTGAAATAAAAATCCGCAACATGCGAACTATCATCAGTAGAACTATCTTCATCAATTAAGAATAATTTTGCTTGTACACGTCCTACGTGCTTTGTTACATAGTCTGATACGTTGTAACGCACATGACCTTCTTCTGCTTTAACTATTTCTAATTCTTCATTTGTAAAAATAGAATTATCTTCTGCTATTAAATGTAATACAGGTCTAAAACTTGTTTGATTTAGATTTACTGGAATAAATTCTTTTTCTTCGCTAAAGATATTACGTTTTTTAATATGAATATCTAACGCAGAAGTAGAGTTATCCATTGTGTAAAGATTGACATTAATATTACCTAAATCAATACCTCGCTCATCTATACGAGCTGTTACTTCACCTTGCTTGAATGTTTCCATTTAAGCACCTCTTTTACATAAATTTAGGACCACACACTGTCAGCATGTAGTCCTATGTTTGTTTGTATCGGTCACGTATGAAGTGTTCACCTTTTAGACCGATTTCATCATATAAACTTTTGATTGTATTTGCTTGATGTTGCGCCCAACGTACATCAGTAGCATATTGATGATTGCCGGGACTTTGTGGGTTCCAACGCATTCTGTATAAAGTTTGTTGGCCTTTATCGATATATCCTCTTCTAACAAACTTAGCACCACCGATGATAGCTTTAGAAGGAGTAGTCCAACCTTGATTTCTAGCAAATGTCATAGCGTAGTTAGGGTTGCTGTCATAAGCAGCAATACCGAAGTAGTTATAAACGCCGTAACGTCCGCTAGCGAAAGCGGAACGACCATATCCACTTTCTAAGAATGCATGTGCAATTAAGTAGATTTCATTCACGTTATATTTCTTACAAGCTGAAGCGAAAGCTTTACCTTGTCCGGACAGAGTACCTTTACCTTTGAGTATTTTATTTAACTTGCTTACTGATATGCCTTGATATTTACCTAAGTTAAGCATTTGATATTTCTGAGTTGAACTGTTCCAAATCTCTAAACTGTTCATCGCTTTTAATGTAGCCGTTCGACTAGCATTGTACCAACCTGTACCGTAGTTGATTTGTGGCCATTTTGTCATTTGAATATCAACCGCTCGTTTAAATGAGTAATTACTGTAAACAACCATAACTTTAGGCTTACTAGATACTTTTTTTCTTGACGACGATGATGAAGATGAAGATGAGTTTTCTTTCTTCTTAACTTTAATTTTAACTTTAGTTGTTTTACCATTTCTCACTTCTTTGAGTATCTTGTTTTTATCTTTGTATAACCCAAGTAGTGCTTTTTCAACCCTGTCAAGAACCTTAGAAGAAGGCTTACCGTCGATTAGAGGGTCAAAGTTACCATGTTCCATAACGGTACGCCACAAGTCGTCAGTTACCTTCACTGATGATTGTTTAATTGGAATTTTATACCTTTGTAGTTGCCCAACGCCAAATATGATTGCGTGTAGTTCGTTAAGTAAGAAATCTGTTTTGGTATCGCTGTAATCTCCACACACTTCAATCACAATATGGTCAGGATCACTAGGTACTTTGATATCTGTATATCGTGGTTGCCAAATGTGATGACGGTCAATGTAGAAGTGTGGATATTCATCGTTAGAAATGTATTTGTTTCTGTCATAATACATCTGTTGTACAGAACACATTGTTCCGGCATTCTTGACTGATATACCTTTAGGCTTACGAGTTCTTAATTCTCCATTAGCGATTCTGTGGGGGATGAATCTAGGATATTCAACTTTCTCATCATCTTCTGCGGTTACTGTAATAATCTTTCGTTTTTTAAGTGGTTCTTTTTTAGTTTTCGGTTTCGGTCTGTCTGAAGAAACATCGCCTTTGTCATTAGATGGCTTTGTATCCTTAGGTTCTTCTTTATAAGGTGGTCTGACGAAGTAGAGACTACCACCATTGCCGCTATAACTATGCTTAACAATCGCTGCTTTACTACCGTAATAACTATTTGCGTTAATCCAATTCTGGTCTACCGCCGTATAGCCATTCTTATCACTAGGACCAACTACAATGTTAGTATGTCCGGCCCAACCATAAGTGTATACTGCTACATCGCCAGGCTTCGGAACGAAACCAGGTCTATATTTATATATCTTCCATGTTCTATTAGGATATTGTGAACGTCTTGCCATAGCATTCGCATTACCCCATGTTCTAAACCCCCAATATCTTTCAAAGATGTAGTTAGGTAAGTCCCAACACTGATAGCCATACGCACCGTCAATATTGACACCTAATCTATTTTTAGCCAACCACTTCGCCCAAGACGCAACTTGTTTAGCGGTTGGTTTGCCGCTTGAAGGTAAAATTGCCATTTATCCACCTTCTTTTTTGTATAATAAAAAGCCGACACGATTGTGCCGACTTAAAAGAAATACTGTGCTAGTCCGAAGGCACCGACTATGATTGTTCCAGCAGTGCCTATGAGCGCCACAGTAATCTGTACGCTATTCTTTTGTTTTTCTGAAATTGTACCTTCTATTTTCTCAATCTCATCTTCATGATTTTTGACAACAAACTTAATTTCTTTGATTGCGTCCCATTGTTTACTGTTAGTATCGTTTAATTGCTTCATCTGCTCATTTGTATCTTTTTGCACTTCAAAAGATTGCCTTTGATAAACATTACCCTCTACAATTTTTTCTTTTAACTCGTTGATGTGTCTTAAGTTTTCATCGTCACCATCTTTGATTTTTTCGAGAATATCTTCTCTTGAGATGCGCCATTCTTCATAAGTGACGTATTTATCTTCTTTCATAGATGTCAGCACCTCCGATGAACCCAATCACAAGACATACTGCTGATAAGATGCTGAATTGAATGGTAGACAACCAATTGATAGCGTTATAGATGCTTGCCGATGTCATTAGGAAATAAAGGATAGAACATCCAAATCCGCCTATTAATAATAAATAGTTGCAGACGATACTTGTACTTTGTCTTGGTAAAAAGAATGCAGCAATTATTAGCAACGAGCTAGCAACCATGATAATAACGCCCCACACCCAAATTGGCATAATGTGATGTAAAGCGACGTAAAAATCACTATCACCTAGAACATCATCTTGCCTTTGGGTGAAGAAGAAACCTCTCGCAAAAGTGAAAGCGCCTAAACCTGACAAAAGAATGAAGTTGAGAACTTCATTAAAATTGTACTTCAATAATCAGCACCTTCTTTCTATTGAGTTTCGTCTGTATCATTTTCTTCAGTATCTACGTCGTCTGCAATCATTCCGTCTTCTTCGTTAATTCCAAGGTCTATTTCTCCTATTCTTACACCTTGAGTAGCATCGTACCAACTTCCCCAACCCGTTGTACTTCCCATCATATTACGTGAGTAAATTCTGTGTCTGTTGAATGGTAAGAACAATACTTTCTTATAGCTAGAACTTCTTGACATAACGAATAAGTAACCACTTTGATTATCAGGGTCGGGCGAGTTAACTGGATTATACGCATAATAGAATCCTGAAGACTCGATGCCGCTCATAGTGTGTAAGTCAGGACTATCGATTCTTGGAATATAACCGTCATTGTCAGTGAATGCGAAACGTTGTAATGAAGCGTTAGCTACTGCTTCGTCGACTTTTTCTTTAATGATTGCATCTAAATCTGGTATTTCAGTAGGTTCAGACGGAGTAACGTCTCCGACATTAGCTTTACCGTCTAATTGTGTAGCGAGTTGTTCGTTGGTTGGATAGTTTGCAAGTAACGTATTTAACTCATCTTCAGTAACAAAATTTTCTTTACCATTTTCCAATTCACTAAGCGTTTTCAACATTTTGTCGTCAATTGAGTTGAGTCGATCTATAAGGTCTTTTTGCGTATTGTTTGCAAATGCATTCATATCATTCTTCATATCATTAACTTGTTTAATGAAAGCATTTTTTTGTGCATTTACAAACGCAGTGAAATCAGCTTGTGCTGTTTCGATATCGCTAAAATTTTGTGAAACACTTTCGATTTTTTCTTTGAAGTTATCAATTAAATCGTCAATTTCACGAATATAACTAATTTTGATATCTGCATCAATTTGATTAATTAACGCATCTTTGACATAGAAACGGAATTCATTTAATACAACTGTATCTTTACGACCAACAGCTTTGATGTAGATTTGACCTGTGACATAAGTGTCTGTTGCAGCTTTTAAGAAGTCGTTATCTAAAGTGAGTTGAATGATACCTTGCATTGGATTAACGTAATCAACTTGAACACGTCCAGTTGACGATCCATTATCAGATACAAAGTAAGCATAAATATCAGTATTCACTTTACTGATTTCTAATGGATAATCTTGTTTTCTTACTTGAAACGTTAAAACTGCTGTATTGATATCCATGTTATAAAAACCGATATTCTCGTCAGTAATAGGTTTCAAGCGTGGCTCATCAACAACTGTGATTTTCGCTTCTTTTTTCATGCCATCCATTTAAAAACCTCCTTATTTTTTAGTAATAATCTTATTACGAACATCAAATGGTGCTGGTTTATTTGGATAAATTTGTTTAAATGTTTGCTCTTTTTGGTTGCCATATCCTGTTGAAGTAAACATTTGAACAGCATTATGAGAATGACTAGGTGTGAATTTAACATTAAGTACCATATTCAATACTTTTGCATATCCTTCTTTTCTCATTACGTCTACCACTGCCATAACTTCGTTTGTACGTTTAACGTTGTCTGGTGATGTTGTGGAGAATTGAACGGGTGCTACCGCATGTAATGGAATGGTATGAGTGCCAGCTTTTAATTTATGTTCAATTTTGAACAATCGACGTCTTCTTGTTTTGCCATTACCACTAAATGGATTGTAGTTTTGTGCAATTCCCGGATTAACCCCAAATACTGTATCTTTAGATAACTGAACTGTAATTGATCCATTTAATTCAACGAAACCATTGGCAGTGACTTTAAAACGTTGCTGTGTCATTAACATACGTTGATATCCATCTTTGGCGATAAGTGAGAATGGTTTAACGCCAGAATTATTATAACGACTGCTGTATACAAATGATTTAACGATAGGTTCGTTTGATGTTCTTCCGTTTTGTCCATTGTATAAGCTAGCTAATCTTAAGAGGATATTCCCTAAGAAATACACACTACGCCACATTTCTTCTGCGCCTCTAGGTTTACCAGCACGACCTTCATATACTTCTGGTAAGAATGATGTAATGCCTTTCGTAATACCAACCCAGTTACTGAATGAAGCTAATGTACTTGAACCCCAAGTGACATAATCGCCATAATCTGACATTTCTGTTAAGAGTTGTGTCATTTCGTTGTTAGGTTGATTTGCAAATCTAGGGTAGAATAAGCAATAATCACTAACTTGAGATACGATGTTGTGGCAGTCCATATGTGCTGTAATTTCATCTAAACTTTCAACGAGCACTTTCAAGTTTCTACTTTCACGTTCACTAAATACTTTAGAACCTTTATAATTCTTACCACTAGAACTTGTACCCTTACCATTTTCCCAGTAGTAATCAAAGTTACGGTTTAAATCGACATTATTTACATTTTCACGTTCTTGATTAGCAAAGCCCCATGGATTTGCTATTGGAACCATGACAATACGCACGTTTTTACGTAAATAAGCGAGTTGTGGGTACTTTTCCCATTCATTTACAACTAGGTTCATAAAACGACTCATAGCGTAAAATGCACTATACTCATTACCATGAATACAACAAGTGACTAATACTGTTTTACTGTAATGCTCTGGTTCAAAAGTATAACTATATACGTTGTATGTGTTTGATTGGTCTTTACCAATATACTTTTTGAAACAATATTTATTATCGACAAACACATCATAAAAAGCTTTTAAATTTTCAGTTGGATCGTTACTTAACGGCGTTTCGTTTACACCACGTTCAGCACTTTTCATATAGGGTGGATTAAATAAATATGCAGGGTCGTCAGTAACGTTCAACAACTTATCTGTTTCTTCTTCAATGCGTGAAAAATCGTGTTTTAGACGTTCAGACAATAATGGGTGACTTTGACCATCCATAGAAACACGACTGTCACGGACCTCTTGTTGTCCATTTCCTAAATTGCCTAATACTAAATTTCTAATACGTTCATTTTGATAATGAAGTTCTTTACCAACCGTAATACTAGGACCCGTAGGAAGTGTATGTTTAATTTGTTCAGATGTGTGTGCTTTCTTCTCTCTTCGACCATGTCTGTCTAATATCATTTCGATATTTGTTAACATATCTCTTGTGGCAATAAAATTTAACTCATTTTCTCTAACAAAACGAGCGCCAAAGATTGTATCTAAATCGGTATATATCGTTTTTCTCATGTCAGACCTCCTACTTTAGTTTTAAATTACCATTGGAATCTACAACGAATTCAGCATTACTCAAATCAACAGCTGTACCGTCTTCTTTAGTAATCCTCATACCTCTACCTTCGCCTTCTTGTTGGCGTTGTGTAGTTCTAATAGCTGCGTTTGTCTTGGCAGTTGTTACTTTATATGTGTTGACGAAACTACTTCGTCCTCCTAATCCACCAACTGCCGCCGCTGCTTCACTTACACGCTTTTTATATCTATCCACACGTTTGAAATCACCTAGAGTAACGTCTTGTTTGACAATAACATTGTCTTTATCCCTTACTGTTTTTACATCAACGATACGAACAAATTCATTAATACCTAATATGGAGTGGTTAATTTTAACGATATCAGCTACTTTAGGAACAGCGTTTGGATAGTGTCTATTCAGAGCAATGAAATCTAAACTAATTGATGTTTTAACTGAACTTTCGATTAATGATTGAAGTTTTTGGTGCATCACTTCTTCATCTTTGATACGACCATCCTTAATTGGTGGCGCATCATAACGACCATAGTCTTTCATATCAGGGTGCTCAAATTTCATAATGAGTCCAGCCCCTTTAATACCATCATCATCATCATAACCACCGTAACCAACAGCGTATGTGTATAACTCACTACTATCTTCTTCAACCTTCATATTATTAGCATTGATTTCGTCGTCTATGTGATAAGTAGCATCTTTACTCAAAAAAGGCGTGAATACGAATGTGTAAGTCTTTTTCTTGCTATCGAACTCAATGTCGAATTCTACATCGAAGTGACTACAAAATTTCTTAATCAAATCTTCTAAGCTTTCACCTTCGCCAGCATCTTCAAATCGAGATGAACCAAGGGAACCATTTATTCTATACTTCAATTTAGTACCGCTGAAAATACGTCTAAGGAAGTTATCGGCTGTAAAACTACCGTCTATCGTATCGTAAACACGAGTGTGTTTAATGATATCTAATGGTTTATATCGACAAGAAACAGACACACGTTGTTTTTTACCATGCGTCTGTCTGTCGATAATAAATACTACATATTCTCTTTTATCCTTTGGGCCTTGTACTCTTGAGATCGTCCATCTTTTTTGTAAACCTCTGACAATTTGATAATTAAACTCATCTTCAACAATTTCAAATTGTAAGACTATATCAGAACCAAGTTTAGATGTTTCGGTAGTAGACACGTACAATGGAATACTACGCCCACGTATTGGAGTAACTAATATTGGCATGTCTACACCTCACAAGTAATAAAATTTCAAGTCAAATGTTACTGATTTAACTTGCTGATTGAATTCAAAATTATTCCAACCGGGATAAAACTTTGGTTGTGCATTTGATGCTAAGTCGTTAATAGGAATACCATTTCTAAATGTTTGTACACCGTCATAGACAATCTTGTCGCCTTTTTTTAAGTTAGCCCCTTTAATTGTCATAACATCACTGCTACCTAGCGTAAATTGGAATATCTCTGATGCTTTAACACTTTTTCCTAATACAATTGTTACTTTTTTGAATAAGTTGAATTGGTCATTAGGTACATTCCCGTGATAGTACACTGAACTGTTATATACATTAGTGAATGTATATTTACGACGCATATTTTCTTCGTCAAAAGGAATTAACATATCATTCGACCACAATTCTCTGTCGGGTCGTTTCTCTAATGCCAATGACGTTCCAATACTTTCAGCAAATGGAAGTTCTACTGTTTCGAACTTAATTGAAAAGTTAATCTTACGCCCATTTTCTTCGGGTACTACTACATCTGAACACATCACTTGATACTGTTTACCATTCACATAATAATTATCATTAAATGGCTCGTGGTTAAATACAAGGTTGTTATATTCATCTATCTCTTGGTAGTCCTTACCAGTAGGTTGTATAAAGCGGTAGTTAAGTGGAACTGTTCGTCTTAACTCCCTAATATAAATAGGTTCGTTACTATTAGTTAGTGAATAGAACTCATCTCGTAAACGTGAATTATCGTTTAGTTTAGTAGAAACTACATAACAATCAACTGTAATATTTCGTTTACGATACTGACTACTTAGAAGAATACGACCACTTGTATTTTCTTTTTTCTCATAATCTGTTTCTTTTTCAATACTTTCAACGGTAACATTAGTCACTTTGAAACCGAAGTCGCCCAAAGTATAACGTTGTCCGTCTTTTTTCTTAATTTCTATATCCATTGAACGACCTCCTTAGAATGAAAATACCGTATCGTCATTTGCAGTTTGACCATTCACAATCGTTGCTAATGCTTCGTTGTTTACGTCCATTTCAATGCGGACAACACGTTGTGAAGGGTTTGTTTTGATGTTGTGCGTATGTTGTACTTGAGCGTTCATATTAGCGTTTACTTTCTTCATGTTGGCAGTTATATCCGGAATTGCTAAATTACTATTAAACGCGTCTGTAATACTATTAGCCATGCTACCCATTCCACTGATAACATTTTTACCTTCTTTATTAATTCCGATGCCTAAACCTTCCATAGTCCATACACCATATTGTTTAAATAACTTAGAAGGTGAACCGATGTGTAAAGCACTTTTAGCAGCGTTAACTGCACCCATTACTACATTTTTTGCAGCAGATGCAACTTGTCCTGCCATTGCTTTAATACCATTAATAAGTCCCATGATTAAATCACGACCAACAGAAACCATATGACCGATAAAACTACGCGCAGCACTTACTGCATTTGATACACCCGACGTTACTGAACTAACCACATTAGACATTCCTGAAATGACAGAATTTACAATTCCGGACATTGCAGAACCAACTGCGCTAAGCATGTTAGAAAAACCACTTGATACAAAGCTAACCGCTCTTGATACTGCATTAGTAATAAAACTAACGATTGATGACCAAATGCTTGAAATCAAGCTAGAAATGGCACTCATGATTGATGAAGTGACACTCATTAGCGACGACCAACCACTTGATACGAACGAAATGATGCTTGATACAATCGAAGTGATAATACTAACAATAGCTGACCAAATAGCACTTATGAATGCAGAAATCGCAGACATAATTGTACTTGTTACTGATAAAAGTAAACTCCAACCAGCTTGAACGAAACTTACTATACTTTGAACCACTGTTGTAATTACAGTAACTAATGTAGTCCAAATTGTTTGAGCAACTGTAACAAGCAACGTCCAGAAAGTTTGAGCTACTGTAACAATGGTTTGCCATATAGTTGATAAGAACACACCTAATGTTTGGACTACCGTAACGATTGTAGTAACAATCATTTGCCAAATTGTGGAAGCCACTGTGACTAAAGTCGTCCAGATTGTTTGTGCAGTTGTAACAATAGAAGTCCATAAATTCATTAGGAATACACCTAATTGAACAACTACTGTTAAAACAGTTTGTACAATCGTATTCCATATGTTTGATGCGATTTCTGCCAATGGACCGAATATAGCTGAGAACATATCAACTGTTGCTTGCCACGATTGAGTTAATACATCTTTTAAAATATTAAAAATATTAATTGCAGCTTGAACAATAGCGTCCCAAATCGCTTGTCCCACTTGTTGGAGTGTTTGCCATGCACCTTGCCAATCGCCAGTCAAAATTTGAAGTAAAACAGTGATTGTACCTACTATCACATGCATCGCTACTGTAATAACCGCTTTAATAATTTCCCAAGCTATTTTTACAGTGTTTACTATCGCGTTAAACGTTGACTCAAATAAAGGTGATAGCAACTTAATAGCACCTTCAACAATAGTAACGAAGCCGTCCCACATTGAACCTAACGAGTCAACAGCACCTTTAACGTAATCCATTTGCCCTAGTAAATCTTTAAAGAAGTTAATAACTGCTTTCACTGCGTTTCCAACTGCGCTTGAAATAGCATCCCATGCACCCTTAACAGCGTCTCTAACTACTTCAGATGAGTTCCACAAAGCAACGAATACAGCAATTACTGCTACAACCGCTGCTATTACTATACCTACCGGACCGGATAACGCTGCAAGTACACCGCCTAAACCTTCTATAACGCCCATAACGATACTAACTATTCCACTTAAACCACCAAACGTTGAAATAAGAGGAATTATCACTTGATTTACAAATATGAACGCTGGCGCTAATGCCATTAATATTCCAGCTAACGTTGCTACAATTCCTATAATCATACCAATAATAGGATTAGCTTCTGTTAGCTTTCCTATAAATTCAGTTATAGCTAACGCCACATCTAAAACTACTGATGCTAATGGAGCCATAGCTACACCGACATTAATAAGAATACGAATGATATTACCTAATAATTGAATGAGTTTAGGACCGTTCTCTTGAACGTATTCTATAAATTTCTTAAATCCATCACTTTCGGCAATTGTCGAACTCCATTGTTCGAATTGCTTAGCCATATCTGCTAAACCTTGTAATACTAAATGAGTGTTAGGAGCAAATGCTTTCATTAAGTTAAAGATACCTTTAAACGTTGAGCCGAATATCTGACCAATTAATGGCAAATTCTGTTTAGTATATTCAATGAATGACTTAATCGCATTTTGACCTTCAACAGATTGCGCCCACTCATTAAATGCTTGTCCCATTTTCTTGAAGCCTTGTGATACCCACTCGGCTAATGGTGCAATTTGTGTAAGCACACTAACTAAGCCACTACCAAATGAGCCAGCAGCATCTAACATATTGTTAAATATCCTTACACCAGTCGTTCCCATCATCTCGAAGAATTTTTGTGCTACTTGTGAGTTTTTAGCCCAATCAAGCATTTTAGCACTTGCTTGTTCCATTCCTTTAGATACGCCATTGATAAATGGTGTAAGTCCAGCTAACGCAACTTTAGCAGTATCAATAGCGTTTGCTAATGTATTAAATATTTGTGCTTGATTTTGTTGAATAAGTCCAGCCCACGCACTCTTTAAGCTATCTAATGATGCTTGATAACGTTCAGTTTCTCTAGTCGCTTCTAATGTACCGTCAGACAACATTTTTAAAGCACTAATACCCATAGCGCCGAATGCCATTGCACCTGCACCAGCTACACCAAACGCACCAGCTACACCTAGCGCACCACCAGCAACTACGCCTAATGCATTCAATACTGCCATTAATGCAGGAACTACGCTTGCGATTGCCGGAACGAGTAACGAAATATTAGAAAGTAACGAGCCTTTAATCATATTACCGAAGACAGTTCCGAATGATCTGATGTCATTCGCTAAGCTATCTAATGAATTACTATAATCTTCTAAACCTTTGTGTAGTTGTTTAAAGAAAGTCATTGCTGAATTCCCATCTACATCAAGCCGAGTACGATGTCGGTTAGGAATAGAACGTAGCATAGCTTTGAACGCTTTTATGTGAGCAATAGCCCCAGCGCTATCAACTTCAAGATTAGCTTTAGCCTTTTGATGAGCGAAGTCATTTAGCTGTTTCTTAGCCATTTTAATATGTTCTCTTGCTCTAGTTGCATCTGCATCTAATGTTGCTGAATACTTGCTACCGTCGATACTATCTAGGTTATGTTGCAATTCAGAAATATGCGTAATAGCTTTTCTAATGTTTACATCAGCGTCTGCTTCTGCATTTGAATTATCATACATATCTAAATAATTCTGTATTTTCTTAATATTTGCAGTAGCTTTAGATACATCGGCATCTAACTCTGCATCACCACGATAAGCATCGAATTTTTCAACCAACGACTTAGCCTGTGCGACTTTTTCTCTAACATCAGAAATATCTGCGTCAAGTTCTGCATCTGCATGAGTATTATCAAAGCCTTTTACGGCATCTCTTGCTGCTTTGACTGCTTTCATTACGCCTGATGAGTCGCCATCTAATTTAGTATCTTTGATTGATTCCTGTGTTTTCTTAAAGTTTTGAGCCACTTTCTTAGCTGATTGGATAGCACTTTTAAATTTACGTGTGTTCGCCTCAATCTGCGCTTTAATACTATAATTTGCTTCTGCCACGTTATCACTCCTTTCTTAAAGAATTGTTGTGATTTGCAATCATTTTGAGCAAATCAGATGGTGCATTAACTTCTTGTTTGGAGTCTGAACCAAATTTGAGAGGTTCTCCTCTATTAAGACGTTTGACGTTTTCTTCGTAGTCCATAATGTCGTTAGCACTTTTAAAACGATACTCAGTTTCTCCCTTTTTGCCACCACGTTTTTTCTGCTCCGCTTGTGCATCACGTATAGCAAAGGCGAGTTTATACATATCCATATCTTTATCGAGTTGCTCATATTCATAAGCCCACATACGATAGTTAAATTCGGTTAAAGTCATCATTTCTATGCGTTTTAAGTCATATATCTTGAGTTTACTCATGCATAGCACAATAATCTTTTCATATGTTAAAGGCTCATTTTCTATTTCTTCTTGTTGTCTTTCTTCGCTGGTTTGAATCTGTCTGGCACTAGGCTTTGGGTTGAAGGTCTCTTTCCCAGTGTCTCCACTAATTCTTCGGCAAATTCTACTAAACCTTGATTTTCAGCAATATCATCTAGAACATCTAAAATGTCGTTTTCAGTAGGATGTTTTTTATGATGTGATGTCATAGCAATAATGTATTCACCTAAAGTAATTGGATTTCCTTGTAATACAAAAGGAATTGTAGACTGTAAGCCCATTCCAAATTTCATTTGTTCTGCTTCAACACCTAATTTTCTATCAATAGCATTTAATGCTTTAAATCCGAATGATAATTCTAATTTTCTACCGTTGTAAGTAATTTCCATAATTTAAATACCTCACTTATTTTTTTATTTGCGCAAATAAAAAAGAGGGGATATTCCCCTCATGTTTATACAGTTTCAGCTTCTGTTGGTTGTGGAATACTTTCAGCCAAACCGTCGTCTGCTGGATCAGCTGCAATAGTATCGTGGAAGCCATAAGCAGCTTTGTTTGCTTCGATTGCTTGCGGTAATGTAGCATAACCACGTTGTTTTTTAAGATAAACGCCAAACTCTGTTTCAAATTCAGCAATACCGTCTGCTTCATTCGTACGAGTGATACTGTTCCAGTAACCCTGTCTATATTCAGCTTTATATTTACCTTCACTATTTTTAACACGTTTGTTGATTACCCATAATTCGTATGGTGTATCATCTTCTGTTGCGTCTTCGATTTCATCGCATAACGTGTCTTTTTGGTCCATGTAGCAATTGATTGTTACAGTAGATTCTAATGTACCACCAGAGTTTACAGAACCATCAAATGTAGCTTCTGTATCTCTGTCTTTTTCAGTTTCACGTTCTAATTCAGTAACTAACATTACTTTGTTAGCGTCTTTTTTGTCGCCGACTTTACGAATTAAAACTAATTCATCAGTACCTTGTTTTGTTGGCATAGGTTAAATACCTCCTAAATTTTTGTATTAAAAAAGCAAGCCTGTTTAGTGGCTTGCGTACTCTACACTTATGGTTGTATGTGACAACGTTTGATTAGTTTCTTGTTCTGTACTTTCATTCACACTGATTTGAGGGAGTGTCAATGTATATCCGTCAAGTTCTATCTCATCTAGTAGGATAGATTGAACTCGAATGTATAACTCATCATTCTTACCTTTATCATCTTCTGTACACCAAATATGGATAATTGCAGTAGGACTACCACTGTAACTGTCAAAAGTTAAACGGTGTATATCATCTCTAATAGATTGAATAGCGATGAAGGGATAAGGTAATGCTTGATTAAGTTCGCTTGTGCGAATGATAGGTACGCCAAGTTCTTCAAACCTTGTATAAAGATAATTGAACAATTGCAAATTGACTGATTGCTTCATCGCATACCTCCTAATCTTCTATTAATCTTTCGAGGTCTGCTCTGACTTGTTTGGTGTATTTTTCATACACTGGAAACATAAACGTTCTAGGTCGCATCTTACGAGTACCGTATTCAAGAAAGCCACTGTACCCAGCTTTTGAAGTAATTACATAATTCAAATGTCCGACCTTTGTATCTTCAACCATTTTTGCTAAGTTACCAGTCCAATAACCAGCGTTCATTTTCTCTTTAGCTTCTAAAATTGTATCGCTAGCAAAATCAATCGCATTATTATGCAGCACTTCATCTACATCATCATCAATATTGTCATGCATATTTTCAAATTCTCTAATTAAGTCGTCTAAATCTCCACCGCCTACACGCATTATTTAACCTCCTCAACGTAGAACACTGTATCGTGTTCATAGTCAATTCGTTTTGTAATCTGATACTTAGTATCGTTAATATAAGCATGTGTCACAGTAGGCTCAAAACGACCGTTTAAACGTATGACATTGATGTCTTTGTTGATGTCTCCGTATTGCACCACTGTTTTTTGTGGACTTAATGGACTGATGTTACATGGTATTGCATCGTAGCGCTTTTCGTATGTTTCAGTTCTGCTTGTTTTAGGGTTGTACTGTCCTTTCATTTCCTTAGCAAACACGACTCTCTTGTTATATCTCAATAGAAAACACCTGTCCCACGTTTACCTGTTGTTCGTGGCGTATATTGATCTATTACGTCCATATATTCGTCAAAGTCGTTTGCTTGAAATGTATTAGAACGCCCATCTACGCTTTCCTGCGTCATACCTTCTGCGCCAACACGATTAAAGCGCTTGACTGCTACTTCTTCGACGATGTATCCCAATCTATCTGGAACTTCTTCAATGTCAACAGGAAGTAAGCTAATCAAACGCTTTTCAGTGTTATCTATTATTCTTTTTAGTAATTCATCTTGAACATTGTCATTTATCGAGAGTAACAATTTAACATTCTCTAATGTTGCCATGTTATCCCTCCAACGTGTTCAAGATTTCCGCTTTAGTATCATTTTCAGATACTTCGATACCATGTTTATCTGCAATTTCAATTAATTCTGCTTTTGTATTCTTACCATCTACAACTAACTTAATATATTGTTTATTATATTTGTTATCAGCATGTAGTAATTGAGTAATACGTTCATCTGTAATGTCAGTAGGGTAGATATCGCCAACTTCATAAGGCTTGTTATCCTCTGCATCTACAAATGGTCGTACAACTTCGTATGAATAAGCCATGAGCTAGACCCTCCTTAGATTAATTAAACAGTTTCAGCGTCTCCACCAGTTGAACCAGAACCAGCTGTTAATTTAGCAAATGCATTATCGTCTGCTACGTGGAATGAGAAGTCCATAGTTACACGTAGTGCAATCATTTCTTGTTCGAATAAGTTAACTGGTGTGCCATCAGCATTTGTTAGCGTAGAAATTTGACCTTCTTCTGAAATTTTGTAACTCATATTATAAGGTACGCCATAGAACATTTTATTAAAGTTACCAGCGTATAAATCGCCTTTTTTAATTTCGTTAGATTTTAAATCTACAATTGGAATACCATCTAAAGTTTCATTTGATTTATCGTAATATTTTTCTTGAGTAACTTTATCGATAACGTTTCTTAACGCTGTTTTGTTTTGATTTTTAGAAATGAAAGCATTAGCTTCTACATCATGTTCTAATAATTCATCTTCTAACGCTAATACGTTTTCTAAAGTAATAGGACCTTTCACAACATTATCAGCAGTTGCAACAGATTGTTCAATAGATTGTGTGAACGGGTTATCTACGTTTAATACGCATGCTTCATCAATTTTGTTGTAAAATGCTTCTGCAATTTGTGGTTTCATCTTTTCGAAGAATTGAGAATAAGTGTAATTTAAATATTCACGAGTTGCTAATACGATTACACCTAGTTTGTGTGAACGCATTGTTGCTTGCACTACTGTTGGTTTAGTAGTTTGAATTTTACGACCTTCACCAACCCAGTAAGCGCCCGGTTTATCTGCCCAATAAGTGAAAGTTTTTTCTGACTTTCCGCCCATATCTTGTACTCTACCTAATTGCATTACTTTAGAATTTTGTAATACCTCTAACATAATAGGCTCGTTAAAATCGTTTAATAATGTACCATCTTTCATTTCATGCATCATTACATTATCTGGGTTAAAATCTTGTCGTTTTACATCTGCCATAAGTTAATACCTCCGTTATTTTATAATTCTATTTTCATTAGCAAGTTGTTCGAATGACTTTCCACTTGCCTGACGATTGGCAAAACTACTACTTTGATTGCTTGGAGTAGATTGTCGAGTAACTTCTTTCACTTGCTCTTGTACTGCATTGTCAAAATCAACTTTGATTTCTTTCACAACTTCATTAATCTTTTCTACATCTTCTAAATGAATAAGTGACTCTGCAAATGAAGTAGGTAACTTTTTCTCTTTCAAGTCACTTTCAACATCAGATTTAAGTTCACGCAATTTAAACTCTTTTTCTTTTTCAGCTAACGCTTGCTCGCGTTCTTCAATTTCTTTATCGCGCTTTTCTTTTTCAGTTAGTTTTGCGTAGCTTTCAGCTTTTTTTCTAGCTTCTTCACGAGCGTTTTCTAATTCTTGCTGGTGCTTACGCTCACGTTTCTTCAATGCGCTGTCTACTGCTTTACTGATAGCTGAGTCTACTTCATTCTTTGTATAAGTTTCTTGCTTACTATCGTTATCGTTTTCTGACTCTTTATTATCATCTTCGTTAGTGTTTTCAGAATCGCCTTCGTTTTCTGCAAAAAACTGTAAATTTAATTTGTATAAGTCATCTTTAATCATTTTTTATCCTCCTCATAAACGTTAAGTTCTCGAATTTATCGCATAAAAAAAGCGCCCCAATCAGTCAATTAAGCCCGATTAGTGCGCTAGATTTATTTTGATAGGGAAACAAGTTTCTTAACCCTTATAATTAGTTGTTAGTATGTTTATGAGCAGTTTAATGACTTACTTAGGTCAAGTAGCTAACGTATGCTACCAACGAGATAATTGGATCACCATTTTCACGTTACGACTTCTCATGAGTACCACCTCAAATAAAGTTTTTAGGCTCGAATGATTTCTTTTTATCTTGCTTAGGTTTCGCTTGTGCTTGGTTACTAGGATTTGTATCGTTCAGACGCTTTAATTCATAATGAATACCTTTTAACACATCAATAAGTGCAGTTTGAAATTCATTCATCAGAAGCACCTGATTGTATGGCTTGTTCTAACTTTTTAATCTTATCGTAATCTGTCATGTCGTCAGTTAAAATATCATTTGGATCTTTTGCAAATACTTGCAAGTATTCATCCATAACATCATCTAATCTTTTTGAATAGTCCATCTCATCACTCCTAGAGTTTAAATACATGGTTCGCTTTAACATTTTCACCATTGACAATTTCTTCCAAAGCCTTAGAGCCTATCTCAGTTTTGATTTCTAAAGTTCTCATTTCATCTGATTCCTCTAACAATTCACGAATCAACTTTAATTCAGTAGCGATTTCTTTCAAATATTTCTCTTGTTTAGTCATATCATCACTCCGTATATTTACTTAGGTTATATTTACCTTTACGTTCTTCAAAGAATTTATCACGCCAGTCTTTCTTATGTGGAATAACGGTACATCTACAATTAGGATGCATAGGTGCAGCATTAATACCCGGTTTCATATCTTTCACTTTGAAAACTTTTTCGTTTAACGCTTGGCATACCTTACATACTTTTATCGTCTTTTTGATATTACCGTCTTTATCTCTTTGATGTAGTACCTCTTGAGCGGTTACATATTCATACTCAGCATCTTCTCCATGTTGTTCTAACATATGACGTTTAGAGGCTTCAATTTGCACTCTAGCTGTTTCTGTGATGAGCAATCGTTTAGCTTGTGAAGAAGTTGCCCCTGTATCTTTGCGTAAGTCTTTCACAAACTCATAAGGGTGTCTACCACGTAGCAATACATGACGTGTGGTCTTTTGTACGTGTCGTCTTACCACGTCCATATCTGACCAAAGTCTTGTACTCCATTTATGCCCTTCAAATGGTGTGAATATGATTGTTTTAACGTCATTGATAGATACTTGAAGTGTTTCTCCTAAGATACCTGCTTGTTGCTCTAATGCACGATAATAAGCACTCTCCATGTAGTTATACATAGATTGTTCTATCTGTGCATAAGCATAAGTCACGATAAGTCCTAGTTGCGCTTGAAGCAACTTCTCACGACTTACGTACATTTTAGTGTTGTAGGCTCTTAATTCAGCATTAGCTTTATCGCTAAAATCTTTATTCTCAACATACTGTTTTGCTTTCTGTTGGAACATTTGAACATCGACTGCGTCAATTTTCTTCTTAGCCTCAATAAATGAAATACCTTCATTAATTGCATATCTTGTATAAAAACGATTGATCTCATTTTCAATATCTTCATTCATTTCATCAACAATACGTTGTATCTCTTGAGCAATCTCATAATCTGATTTACTTTCTTCATCAATGATTTCCTTTGCTCTATCTTCCCAGTAGGACATAGACTATCACTCCTTAATATCAGTTTGGTTGTCTATACCCTGTCTGTACATACGTTCATCTGATTTTTGAATTTGGATATCTTCTTCATTTTCGATACGTTCCATTTCTTGTTGAGGGTTATCTATAAATGATACAAGCGACATTAAAGTTTGATTGCTTAGTTCTCCACCAGCTTGTAAGTACATATCCATCTCATCTTTAATCGACTTAGGAATGTTACGAGTAAATGTAAATGTTAAATCTTGAATAGCGTCTTTATCTAATTCACGATTGATACTCATGATTTGACCGATTAACTTGTAGCGTCTACGCAAACCTTTTCGGAACAAACCTTCTTTGATTGCAGTACGTTGCTCTAGTCCGAATAACTTATATTTCATAGCCTCACCTGACTGATTGCCACCAAAGTTTTCATCAGTCATATCTGGTGTGTTAGTGAACATATGAATGTTACGACTGATTCTATCTTTGTAGGCTTCAACACCATTTACATCATATTCTTTATAAATGTATTTAGCGTCTACATTACCTTCAGTCGTTTTTTCGTCCATTGTTGTATATTCTGGCGGAACTAAGTGGAATACATTAGCATCTTTTTGCAATTGCGCAGTATTGCTATCAAGTTCCATGTTGCCAATCACAAGTAACATTGCATCGTTTAAATCACTCATATAGTTAGCTGTGTCTGATTGTGCATTGTCATATAAGTCGATAAGTGGAATAACTTTCTCAAAGTCCCCACGACGCTTTTCATTGTTGCTAAACTCTGTGATTGTCACTTTGCCGAATGAGTGTGGTTCTGTTGGTCTACGTTCTTGCAATTTCAAATTAGTGGATTTATTCGCAATAAAGAAATTAGTCGCATTAGGTGTAATGATATCCACGTTATAGATGTCTGTATCTTCTTGTTCTCTTATAGCAGTTTGCCAGTATCTTACTGCAATCAAACTATTCTGTTCAATCGTATTATCGTAAATCACAAATGTGTTGCGTGGATCAGATTTGTATAATCTAACCTCATCATCTTGGTTACGAATAACATACTCATAAGCACGACCAAAGATAGATAAGTCTAATCCAATTGAACGGTTATGCGTGTCGATGTCATTTAGGTTATGTAGCCCATTAATCTTCTCTTGCGTACTTTCATCTTCTGTTTGTACTTGTATCGCATGACCAAAACAATAACCGTTGATAAAGTCTGCAATATATGATGCAAAGTCATGTGCTGCACGATTATCTGCTAAGTGTTTCTCTCTACGTCTACGATTACGCATGATATTGTAGTTAAGTCCTTGATAATAATCATCAAGCATTTGCAATCTAGGTACTTGTGCCTCTAAATGATGCTCAATACATTCACTTATAAAATCATAATCACCTAGTATCTCGCTTAATGTACCGTCGTAACGATATGTTTCTACTGCATCACGTCTATATATCTTATCTCGATGTTGTCGGTACTCTGCATCTCTTTCGAATTCATTTACTTTTAACAAGCGTTATCCCTCCTTATAAGCCCATTGATTTGATTGTGCTAATATTCTTCCTAACATTTGTTTTTGTCTGTTTATGAGGTAAATGGAAACGTTCTAGGGAATACCGTAATCCATCTAACAAATGGTTGTTTCTGTCGATAGGTTGGTTTAACCAATTACCTTCTTTGTCTTGGTCAAATGTGTAAGTGTTCAATTCTTCAATCGTATTTACACAAGTTGGATGCACATATATCTTAAAACCTTGTATGAACTGAACACCTTGCATGATTGAACCTTGACCTTTGATTGACGGTTTAATGTTAGGAATACCTTTACGCTTAATCTCTGCAATCAAACGTTTCTCAGCACTGTCTGCAACTATAAGTGCATCTTTATATCCTTTATCAACATACATTTGATATATCTCATCAGTGAGCATTCCTTTTTCATAGTGTTCATCGTATATCCATAATTCTTTATTCTTCATATCTACAACGGTACTAATTAACGTAGTTGGATCGTGAGTAAATCCAAAGTCACTACCATGCGCTTTTTCTTGTGTTCGTTTGAATACCTTTAACCAGTCGAACTCTTTCACTTCGAAATTATCAAATACAAGTCCTTCAGCTACTCCCCATTCACCATCACAAACAATTCTTGCACGTCTAGGGTTTGTTCTGTACAAGTCCTCGTAACGTGCAATATCGACTTCATCAAGCCATTCATTCACTCGATATGTTGTTGTGTATGAAAATGTATTGTTTAGCTTAGTATCTTCATCAAAGAATGTAGGTTTGAGCCAATGACGTTCACTCCAAGGGTTGAATGTAACTGTAATTTGTTTGAAGAAGTCTGGACTATCGACACTACCACGAATAGATTCAACAAGTGTTGCGAATTTATCGTAGGTTTCAACTTGATATGCTTCTTCTATCCAACACCAACTCAATATCCCTTTATCCACAGTGATTGATGTAATCTTTAACGGATCATCAATTCCGCGAAATAGTATCTTCTGGCCAGTTGGTTTGTAAGTAATCTCTGGTAAGCTATCGTTAAACTTAAATAAGTGGGTTACACCTAATTGATTTGTAGCCCACTTCAAGTCTGTATATGTTGATTGTTTATTTGTATTACTAAAACGTCTGACTACAAGTAAATTAGCCCACTCATATTCCATTAATCTGTATATAAAGTTTAATGCAGTTGTTTTTGACTTCTTACTACCACGACTACCCTTTACAACTCTATAAAAGTTTTTGTTGTGCCAGAATTTGTTATAACCACCACCGATTGTTTCTGTAATGCTTAACGTTTTATCAGTCATTGGCTGGCACATCGTTTATAAAGGTTGGTGTGATAACTTCTGCCTCAACTTTGTCAGTAGGCTTATGTCCTGTTCTGTCTAAGATGTCACTTGCTGCGTTGTATCTAACTAACTCGCTTTTTGCAGTTAATAAATCTTCCATCGTCTTAATCGCCTTACCAGTCAGTCCTTTTAGTAGATTACGCTCAGCATTAAGTAATTCCTCTTGAAATTCCGGTTTCTTTTTCCATGCTATTATGGATTGAACGGACACATTTAACTTTTCGGCAATTTGTTTTTGATTTAAGTTGCCCTCCACCATTAATGCGATTGCTTTCAATTGTTTTGAGTTCACTTCTCAAATCACCTCCAAATTAAAGAATATTAAAGCGTTTATACACTCATATCACATGTTTTTTTATGTCATATCAGCATACAAAAAACCTACCTGAGTGTTCTCTCAGATAGGCCTCAATATTTGAAAAGCTTAGGAAGACTTTCCCACGTAACTATATAGAAAGGAGTATGTTATGACTATTTCCGTAGCCACAATATCATTATATAGGTTAAGTTGATGTTATTTTTCCAGAACTTTTCCAGAATTAATGAATAATACCTAATTCATCAGCTAAACGAGTTAATAAATCTTTTCTTAAATCATATGCAGTCGACTTACTAACACATATCTCTTGTGCTACACCTGTAAGATTTAACGTTCTAGGTTTCTTGAAGTAATATAGTTCCATTAACTTTTGAACTTCCGGCGTACTGGAATGATATACTACTTCGATAGCTGATTTCATTCTTGCTAATTGTGATAAACGTCTATCATTTACTACTCTTGTCGCTTTTATCTCTGTAACGCTTATATTACTGTGTACGTGTTCTCCACCGATATTTGTATCAGTTGGTTGCCATGGATTAAGTACTTCTTCACGTACACGTGCGATGTCTTTATCAATATACTTGTAATTGCTTAATTCGCTTTCTAAATAAATCTGTGTAGAGCGTCTTAATGTCACAATTTATCCCTCCATTTTACTTTTAACTATTATCCAAACGAGATAAGCAATAGGTATTAATACTATCCAACCTGTCATCGTCTTACTCCATTCAAATCTGTCTGATCACTCTCACTAGCAAAGTCCTTAGGTGCAGTATCCACATCATCTTCACTCTGCAACTTCACGATAAGTTCGTTAGTTATATATTTACTTAGTTCATACATTCCGATGATGAACCATTTTTTAAGTATGCGTTTAATCATTAGCTAACTCCTTTATAATTGATTTAGGCAAACGTTCTACAACGCTTTTTACATATCCATAAACATCACGTACATTTTTTCTAAGAAGCAAGAATTTATAAAAATATAACGTTTGATTAATGTAACTTAATTTGAATTGTGTCATTACTCCACCTCATAAGTGATAGTATAAGTTCTAACTTTACCGCCACAACATATTGCTGCAGTTTTAGCTTCTCTTTGTCCGTCGTATCTATAAGCTTTTTTTATTTCTTTTGTGAAATGATATCCTTCTAAAAATCTGCTCTTCATCAAATAAATTCCGTCATTAACCTCAACCACATAATTTTTTTCTTTATTATACATTCCGTTCACTCACTTTCTTTTTAGCTTCTTTCTTATCCTCTGCTTCCACAATAGAGAGAGTTTCGTTTGTGCGTGCTTTCTCTATATCCGTGTGAATGTGGCCTGTGCTATCTGTGAATTCTCTGATTAGGTATTGTGTCATCTTTCTAACACTCCATAATCTACACCAATAGGATAAATCAGTAGAGATAAAATATTTAATATTATTCCCAACAAGAAAAAGAATAACAATCCTTTTTTAGATAGTTGTTTATTAGCTATTAAGTCGACTGTAAAAACTGACAAACTTACAATCGACCCTATAAAACTCCCGCAAAATAACGTTGCTATAACGTACCCTGTCACTTCCCTAGCACCTCTTTTACTTTTTCTAATATGTCTTTACTCTTTGAGGTCTGCTTCTTTGATGAATGTGCCATTGATTGTCTTTCCTTTTCTACCTTTGATTTCGTCATATGCATACTGTAAACACTCCTGTAACGTCATATCATGTTGTTGTGCCAATATGATTAATGTAACGACTGTATCGCCTATACCGTCTTTTAATGCGTCCATTTGCCCACGAGATAATGCTGATGCAACTTCGCCTGCTTCTTCATAGAATTTAAGTGCTTGTCTATCTGAATTACCATTGTGTAAATCTTTATCAATACTCCATTGTTGTACTTGTTCTACTAATTGATTTAATGTGTTAGTCATTTATTGTTCCTCCTGTTTGTTAAGTAATATAATTTCGGCGTTAGTACAAAATCTAATGTACATATCATCTTGTTCATGTACATAGTCTTTAACTTCTAAATGTTTAATAGCTTTGTTTTTGTCAGTAAAATAGAAATCGTCTACCCAAGAACTATCTCCATCAATGGAGTTTCGATGTGTATATAAAATGATATAAATATCACCCATCACTACCACGCTCCAAATCATCTAATAAATTTTGAAACTCATGTGTCCCGTCTAGTTCGTCCATGCGATATAAATCTTGTTCTACTCGATACAATTCACCTGTACCTCTTTCACCATTAGAAGTTTTAACGACGTGTTTTAAATGTGTATGAACTCTAATTAACTCTTCTTTAAATTCTATCCATGCACGTTTATAATCTTTATCTTTCATCGTCTGCACGCTCCTTTTAATCTATATGTTTCCAAGAACGTTTCATTTTCACGTCTCTAATTGATTGCTTTGAAACATTAAACATTATTGATAGCTCTCTAACTGTTTTTGAACTTTCTCTTATATATTTAACTCTATCTACAGTTAGTTTGGATGAGTGTTGTCTTTCTCCTCTAGCTACGTTAGCCAAACCGTGTTTATGTGCATGAATAGAATTTTCGGTAGGTGTTGACCATTCCAAATTTTCTAAATTTGAATTTTGTTTATTACCATCTATATGATTTACATATGCTTTATTTAGCGGATTTGGAAGAAATGCTATTGCTACAATTCTATGAACTAAATGTCGTTTGCATTTTCCATTTATACATAAACTGACCATCGGATAACCTCTATTGCCTACATATTGTGATATAGGTTTACTTTTCAATTTCATTAAGCTCGTACTGCGTTTTATACTTCTATCAATGCTTTTGATATTTCCTAAATTGCTAACTTGATAAAGTCCTTCATATCCTTTTATATCTTTCCAATACTCTTCCGCCATTCCTTATCCCTCATTCCATTTCGAATTCTCTTTTAATAGCCCTGCATCCCTTAGATCATCATTCAAACTACGTTGTCCGTCCTCGTACCACACATTTGCGAGATACCTACCGAACACATCACTCTTGTAGGTCTGAACGTAGATGTCTTTATTTTCGACACATTCTCTAGTGAACGCTGTTGCCTCTTTAAACTTATCCTGTCCTCTCTCTGGCGTATCGACACCTAGCAAACGTACACGACGTTTAGCGTAGGTATCAAAGCCACAATCAAGTAATATGTCTAAAGTGTCCCCGTCCACAACATTGGTGCATGTTGCTTTGTAGGTGTAGAGATTGTTAATGTCTATCGTAAACACTCCCTGTTCCCTTTTATATCGCACTCACTTACTTTCAATGTCACTCTACTTCCTGCCACCTTAACCACAAAGCCGTTGACACCTAGCTTGCGTAATTCCTGTTGTATCTGTGTAGGTGTCTTGCCTTGTGTGTTGTAGCGATAGCGTTGGTTGATTGTATCGCTAAGTATCATGAGACTAACTCCTCACATATCTCATCAAATGTTTGGATACCTCTACCGTCTGTAATATCCATGATTACGCCATACACATATTGATTGATACTGAACTCTGCACGATCTTGTTCTTCCGAAATATGTCCTGTTCCTTGTCTAATGTCGGTGCATTGAACATAAATCTTAATGTCCTTCTCACTTGCTTTTTTAAGGCGCTGTGCGTACCCCATTTCGCAAATTGTTCCTTGTGCATGTGGTAAGTAGTCGAATATCATGACATCGCTTGTTTCCATGCCTAATGTGTCATTAAACACAATACGTTCTGCTAATTTATCTTGCTTAGCATTCGCTTTATCGTTTATATCCTTATCGTCATGTGGTGCGTAGACTTTAAATCCTAATCGTTGTAACTCTTGCTTCTCCCACTCACGACGCATTTGTTGTCCGATACTTAGCATGTCACCACCTAAATAGATCATTGTTCGGCCTCCTTACATTCATAAATGACTATTGAACTTGGGAAAGGCGCACTATTTTTACTATTTCCAAACTTCAAGCGACCTTTTAAAAATCTAATGTCATCTGCTTTATCGAAAATAAAATCGTGCCAGTATGTTGTATCTGTTCTTGCTGGTATCAAACAAACAACCGTTGCACCATTCAAACTTTCTTCGTACGCTTTCTTGATCCATTTTTTTATTTCTCTTCCATAAGGTGGGTTCATGAACACAACATCATTTGACCAATCTTTACTTAAACCGTCATCTTCAATAGTGAAGTATTTACTACACTTAGCATTTTCGTCAGTTGCGCATGGATCTAACGTGAAATTAAATTCTTCATTCAATTCATCAAATAAATATTGCGGTGTAGTCCATTCATTTGATTTACTGCTAAAATGAACACTCATATACCATCACTCCCAATTTTCTATCGCAAATTCAACACTTTGCTTAGCTTTCTTTAAATCTTCTAAACCATTCTTTCTAGGCGCTCTCATTAAGTATTTGAGTGCATTTCCTACGTGATAAAATACTGACGCCGACTTGTACGTCTTACCTACTAATTCGATAATCATTCGTGCTGAGAACTTACCGAACTGATAATGTGGCGGTTCGTTTACCATGTCTTGTCCTTCCTTCATATCCACCTTACGTGTGAAAGGCTCATTCACTTTCACGAAGTCGTCATTGTCAGTAAGTGTAAATTTATAACCGCCTGCATTCTCTACCTCTGCATACCAAACTGTTTTTAATAGTATTTCTTTTGCATACACACGATTGACTATGGCCGTTTGCATAGCAGTAATACCTTTAAATGTTGCTTGGAACTGAACAATATTATCTACTTTCAAATCAATTATTCTTACATTTTCCATTCCGCTACCCCCTCTGCACATTGCCGTACTGATCTGTTTTGACTTTGGCAAATACATTGTTATCGAATAAGTGAACGCAATATTTATCGAATAAATGTTTTTGTGGTGTGCCGTTAAATAAATGCGGCTTACGTTCTTTTAATCTATTTAACTCACGTTCTTTTATACGTTCCTCACGCTCTCTCTGTTCCGCTAAGTAATTCATATCATCATCGCTTTCCTTTTCATAAATTGTATACTCTTCCGGTATAACTTCCTCGATAGGTTGTTTTCTAACTCTTGAGAATATTTTTTGTGTGCTTAGATTATGTTTTTGTCGCATATCTTCAAAATCTGACCTTTTAATGTAGTAAGTATCATTAAATACTGGTACTGCTAGATACACACCATTCTTAAACGGTACAAAGTTATGATTTAAATAAATCGCATCTTTAATGTTCCAACCCTTTGCGATACGTTCATCAAATGCATCGGCTGTCACCTTACCTTTACGCATTTGATTAATTTCGTCTTTCGATAATGTGTATTCTTGACCTTTGTACATAATTCTTTTTGCTTTCGGCATGGTGTCACTTCCAATCTGCGTAACTGACACTAACGTCAGTAATATTTTTGATATTATCGAGTAAATTGTCAGGGTCATTTTTATATCTATTAGCGTAATGTTCGATATAGTTTTCTCTATCTGCGTGCTTGTTTATCCAAATAGGTTGTTCTACTTCGACGGTTAAATCGAATGTGAGTTTTAGTGTTTCTTCCTGCATTACACTTCCTCCACTTCTAAAATAATTTTCGGTTCCTCTGCATATTGCTTAAAACTGTGTATTTCAACGATTTGGTTGTCGTCTTTCCATAGATGATCGTTTGCTGCATCTAACACAGTTTTGATTAAATTATCTATATCTGGTTTAGTACGTTTGTACTGACCTATCGCTATCAATTTCTGTTTTTTCGACCAACTCTTAGGTGGTTTAAAATAAAAATAAAGCGACACCTTAAGTTGTGTATTCAACATTTTTTTAGGTAACTGGTTCTGTATAAACTTCTTATGCGACGTATATGACGCTGGCATGTATGTTTGAACAAATCTACCTGTATTTCTGAAACGTGGACGAGGCGAGCCAATAGGTGCCTCATACGTTTCGTTAAAGTTAATTTCTATCCGCACGTTGTCACTCCTACATATCAAATATCGTTGCTTGTAACCCTAGTTCTTCTTCGTATAGAAGTTCATACACACCTTTGAAACGTTTCAACTCCTTATCTGTCATTTCTTTACATTCTTCGCTAAAATGAGCGCCTGTGAGCGTTTTAACGATATTCAAATTAGGCTTACGTTTCTCTACTTTTATTTCTTCCGTTCCGTCAGGTCTATAAAGGTAATACTTTTCGATAATTGCCATTAGGACACCTCCACGATTGCCTGCCTGTTGTCTTTTTCTTCCAATTTGTCATTGATTAACTTGATGAGTGCAGCTTGATTACCACTGCACCAATCAATCATTTTTCGAGCATACACATCGGAACACTCAAGTATTTGCTTAATATTGTCTACCGTCACCATGCGTCACGTCCTCTGAAATCATCTCCCAGCACTCGAACAGTTCTCGCATTTTGTTTCATACGTGAATTGATCCGTTGCCAGTTCATATTTTGATTTAATTCTTTGTCACTAAAGTTAGTAGTAAAGATGTTATTCTTACCTACTCTGTTATCTACAATTGAAAATAGTTTGTTTAATGTGTGTTCAGTATTTTCTACACCCACATCATCAAGTACAAGTAAATCTATGCTGCTTAATAGCTGTACGAGTTCATCTGTCGTTTCAGTAGCATTACGATTGTATGTTGCTTTAATGCGTTCCATTAACATTGGAATGTGCATGAATGCTACCGAATACCCTTGTTGCTTAATTGCTTTTGCTATGGCATACGCTAGGTGGCTTTTTCCAGTACCATATGAGCCTTGCAATATTAATGACTTGGGTTCATCTACCGAAAAACCTTTAACGTACTTAATAGCCGTACTCTTTGCATGTACTTGATGGTCATTTTGTGGTTGGTAACTGTTAACTGTTGCATCACGTAAAGATGCGTTCACATTAGATTGGTTAAAGATACGATTAAGATATTTCTTCTTTTCTTTCCGCTCTTTCTTTTTTTCCTATTTCAATCAATTCACATTCACAACCATGTCTGAACTCTTGTCCATTACTGAATTTGTAATAGTCGTAGGTGTTGCCACATCTTTCACATTTAAGATCATGTTCTTCTTCTACAATGTTTTGATTAGGTTTGATATTTCTTGCTAAACTTCCTAACGATTGCATGTCTTATCACCCTTAGTCCCAATAACTTTCGTCATACTTCATTCTATTTAATTGATCCATGCCACTAGGTTGTAGTTCTTCGCTAAAGTCATTTAAATAACTTTCTTGAGATAAAAATGTTTTAGGATATTTTTGGTATTGTTTATCGGTAATAGTTTTTAGATATTCTCTAGTACCGTTCATGATAGTTTCAAATTCATGTTCTTTAAGTGCTGATTTAAATAAACTGAACGCCTTTTTCTTATCTAACTTTTTATCGTAAAGTTCCCACCATTCCTCAAAACGCTCACGCGTAACGTCAGTTGCGCTATTATCTGTTCTATTTATATTATTTATACTTGTAGTATTAATACTTGTATTATTCTCTTTGACATTTGCGTCAATAGGGGTATTGACAGAATTATCAATAGGGGTATTGATTTTTACGTCAATAGGTATTGATGATTGCGTCAATGGGTACATCTTTCTTTGTTTGATTTGCTTTCCGTCTTTGACTGTTTCTATCTTTAAATATCCGTACTTAGTAAGGTTTGATATTCTTCTAGAGATAGTTTCTTTTACAACTTCGTATAATCTTGCGAAGTAACTATTCGTTGCTGTGCAGTAACCATACTTGTTGCTTAATGAAGTGATTTCTGCAAACAACAGCTTTTCACTATCAGTTAACCGATTATCATATCTCACGTTTGCTGTGATAATTGAATAGTAACTAGGTTGTTCGCTCATACTTCATCACTTCCGTACAATATCCATTCAGGCGTAGTGTTGAATTCCTCTGCCATTCTTCTAATTGTTTTCATTGATGGCAACTGCGCTCTGTTTTCCCAACGACACACAGCTAATCGTCCTACACCTAAACGCTCGCCGAATTCTGTTTGTGATAGTTCAGCTTCAAGTCTTAGCGCATTAATCCTTTGAGCTATATGCATTCTATCTATCTCATTTATCATTCTTGATTTCATTTTGTTTAACTCCTTTCAACATTGCGTTTAACCGGTCGTCAACTTTTATCCAACTATTTTGTAATTGATAGTATTTGTTAAAACTTTCTATCCCCATTTGGTGCTGCGTTGTATGATGTTTACGACATAACGCTAAAACGTGTTTATCATAGTGATTTATTTTATTCCTGTTCATTCCTCTACCTACTGTTTCTAGGTGTGCTAGGTCTGAATTAGGTTGACCACATATTACACAATGTCTTGTAACGGTTGCCCAATAGAGATAATTTTTATCTTCTTTCATCATTTCGCTTGTTTTATAATTGAGTGGTATTCCATTAGTGAATATCCACTCGAACATTACATTTATAATTTGTTTAGCAATCGTTCTTGTACAATCAGCTAATGAAATTCGTTGTTCATATCCATATAAGAACTTCACATAGTCTTGGAACATTTGCCTCATATAATCTCTAGGTTGTCCCGTATGTGCTTCTATATCGTTACACAATGCGAATATCAACCTACGTTGTTTGCCAGTGATAGAATTTGGATCTATCACTGAACAATCAACATTAATAGGTTTGCCTAAGTTCAATAAATCAATAGCTTGTTCAGGTATCTCAACGTTTGTAATAACAACATCATATAAACCTTTGCTGTTTTGTTGATACTTGATAATTTGCTGCACTTAAATCACTCCGATTAGAACGGAAGGTCTTCATCATTAATATCAATTGGACCATTAGCATTTGCGAATGGATTATTTGGACTGTTTAAATTAGGTTTACTTGTTTGTTGTTCATTATTGTTATTCTTTTGATTATCTTTAATTTCATATTTTTCAAATACTGGAGTACCATCAAATTTCCAAACACGTTTTAATGAAGTGTTCCATTTATCTGTGTAGTCATTGTATTTACGTTCTAATTCAATATTGATAGGTTTGCCAATAACATCTCTTTCTGTGAAATTGAACATTCCGTTATCACTTTGAACACCTAAGTCATCTAAGAATGTGTAGATCCAATTTCTAGCAAACTCATTTTCCATATCAGCGTTAGCGTAATGAGTGAAGTCTCCTTCTTCTTTGTGAGTGAATGTAATAACAAATTGAGGGTGACCATTTTTAGAATTTTTACTTTCGAAGTTTTTTACTTTCACACTGTATTGACCTGGTTGCATATAGTTACCTAATTTTTGAGCGTTTTGTAAGTTTAAATTGAAGTTCATAATTGATTACCGTCCTTTTATTTTTTATTAGTTTCCGTTTCTAATTGCTTCTACTACTTGACTGATACTTGGGTTCACAAATTTCTTATCGTTAATTGTGATTGAAGGTGAATGTCTAATCTTGGTTTCGAATGTATTAGAAGGCTCAGCGTTCAAAATATATCTAGCTTTCTTTTCTCCGTTATCATCAAATTCTTCAATCGTTGCCCTAGCCAATACATCACTTTGAGAAGTGATAGCTTTTTTAATTTGTTCTTGTGCTTCAATAGTGATAGTAGGGTTGATAGTGCTACCCTCATCATCTTTATCTTTGTTGATACCTTCATGACCTGTAATGACAAAATGGAATTGGTATTCTTCTTGAAGTCTTCCTATTAATCTGTACATGCTGACAATTCGTTCAGCAACTTCTCCCCAATCATTGAATGTTGGCTTTTTAGATTTATTTTTCATCACATCATTCAATGTCATATCTCTTAATTTTTGAATAGTTTCAATAACCACAACATTGATTTCTTGTCCGTTCTCTCTCATCTCTTGTAAGATTTGAGGTAGATAATTCACAACGTAAACAAAGTGTTGATAGTTCTCGATTTCTACATCTGATCCTTCATCAGTAACCGTTGTTCCACCTTCATTAATATCAATGACGAAAGCATCTTTATCTCTTGTAGCAAACGTTGTTTTGCCTGAGCCGATTTTTCCGTAAACTGCAAACTTATAGAATTTTCTTTTGTTCTTCTCAGCAATGTTGTTTATCTTTAACTTTTTGAGTATGCTTATTTTTTCTTGAGCTTCTTGTTTTTCTTCACTCATTTAATCTCCCACCTTTACTGTGTAAGATGTTGGTTTCTCTACAATGCTTGCACCATCTAAAATTTCACCATTAGCATCAATTAACGTTCCATCTTCCGCTACGTTGAAATCTTTTTTGATGTCTGACTGACTTAATTTTTTACTCACTCTTACATAGTCATTGAAACCTCTTTGTTCAAGTTGATTAATAACATCTTGTTCATTACTAACTTGAATAACTTTAGAGCCTTTTCGTGAAGTCACTTTTCCATATGGTGTGTTTAACTTGAAACGATTATCTTTTTCTTTTTCGACTTTGAAATACTCTACAACTAAACTTTCAAGATATTCTTTGCTGCTTTGTAGTTTTTCAGTTTCTTTATCTTTCCATGATTTAATACGTTCAATTTCTTTATCAGCTAGATCATTTATTTCTTCTTCTTTAGAATTGATTGCATCTAGCTTTTTGAACACCCAATTAGCACTTTCTAAATCTGTTACTTTAAAACGTTCATCTTGTTCAATTGTTTCGATTTCTTGTTCTTGTAATTTATTCATTAATCAAGCACTTCCCTTTAATCACTTTTTTAGCTAGTTCGAATTTGTCACGAAGTTTTTCTGATGTATGAAATTCAGCAAACAAAATACTCTTAACTTCTGCGTCATACTCATCTGAGTAGTGATAGAAGAACAGATATACTTCATCTTCAAAAGAGCTTGTTCCGAAATCGCATCTAACATTCTCTTTACTGTGAATACTTAATGTGTTTAAGTCATTAGCGATTTTTAATAATTTGTGTTTCAACTTGACGGCCTCCTAATTTAGTTGTAAATTTTAAGTACATATAATTTTAAAAGTCTCCGACTGTTTGCTATTTGCCGATAGCATTCAGTCTTTTATTTTGTAGTAACATTGGTCGAAAAATACATAAGTTGCTAATGACGTGAGTAATGCATATCCCGCTGACTTAGTGATGACCACTTCTGCTAGCATTAGTCCGAAAAACATTGTATTGAACATCATGCCTGAGATTAAGAATGCTTTATCGTGTGATTTCATAATTATCTCCCCTTTCCATGAATTTCTTCAAAATGTTCTTCGATAAATTTATTCATCTTTCTTGCGTTGAATCTCCAACGATTTAAACTTTCATCTGGATAATGTGCGATACCTTGTTGTTTAAGTAACTTTTCGAATTTAGGGTTGAAAAGTAATCTATCTTTAATCGTGTCGTCAGATGACATTTTCAATTTGCGTTTCAATTCTTTTAAGTCCCAAACTGGATCTAATGAGTAATTTATTAACTCATCGTATTCATCTTTAGCGACAAGTACGTGTGTGTCGGGAATGGGTACAGATACGGTTAAAGTTTGCGTCATCATAGATACTCCTTTCGTGTATAATGTTGTTATCCCTTAATGAAGGGAGGTGGATTGAATGAAAGCTTTTATAAAATATTCTTCCGGAGATGAATCAATCGTCGAGAATTTCCAATATCTTCTTATGAGTTCTAATAGTGGTAATACTAAAGTTTCTAAAGAAGATGTATCTTCAAAAGTATTTTCTTCAGGTAAACGTTATACTTTTGTTGGTGATAGAACAGTTAGTACTGTAAGTGCTGGAATTTCTTATATCGAATTCATCGACTAATTTCTTTAAGCAACTCTGCAACTGCTCGCAACAGTTCAGGGTTGTTTCTTGTTTCTAAGTTACTGTTTGCATGTTTTAATAAATTAAGTTTTAATTTGCTTTTTTCTTTAGCTATTTTTAGTTTTTGCAGCATGTGTTTTGCCTCCTTTAAGTTGTTTGTTCGATTGTGGGTTATATTTCGATCGATGATGGTCTAATGTCTTTGATAAATTGAATTGCTAGGTCTACATCTTTACGTTTAATGTGATTGTTAGGTGCGTTGCCTTTCATTCCTAGATGTTTTTTAGACTTAACTAATAATTTAGATTTAACTTTTCCTAATTGATGTCTGTATTCTTCTTTAGCTTTCTTATTTGCTAATGCTTGTTCATATACATCTCCGATTAAAAATTCATCTATCGTCACTTGAATACCAGCTTTACCTAGAATTTGTTCAGCTTTAGACTTGATAGCAAACTTAATAGCATCTATATCTTGTGGCGTTACATATTCGCCTTCGAATTTTTCATTTAATTCTTCTAATTTCTGATTGCTCACTCGACCTGTTGAGATTAAGTAATCAAGTTTGTCGCTTACTAACTGTTCAATGAGTTGGTTCATATCATCTAATGAAGTAATTCCGTATGCACTTGCTAATTCGTTATGTTGTCTTTCTACTTTGATGAAGTAACCTCTGATTTTTCTTCCTATTTCGCTACGTTGTATCATTGAAATTTCTTTCGCCATGTCGAGTGTCATGATGTGGTCGAGTTGTTCATAAGTACGTAGTCTTTTTTGACTTTGTACTTTTACACTTTGAATGATATAGTCGATATTTTCTTCAAAACCGTATGCAATCATTCGTTCCATCCATTTATCATATTGAGTTCCGATTTCTAATCCTTTGTGCAATTCACGACCACTTACTGCAACTGTTCCATCTTCATTACGTTTTAAATTGAATAGCTGTTGAATTTCATTCATTAACTTTTCACCTCTTCTTTGATTTCTAAGATTTTCGCAATTCGTTTCTTTTGTTCAAATGCATCTCTACGTCCACGTAAGATATCTGATAAGTAAGCACTTGAGATACCTAACATATCTGCTAGCTGCTTATTCGTGATGTTACGTTTAAGTAATTCCATTCTTACTTTCATGCCGAATTCTGTTGTTGCCATGATTTTCCACTTCCTTTTGGATAATATTATTGGATAAATATTGAATTAAATTATCCAATGTGCTAATATATAAGCATAGCTAAATAAGACATAACAAAGTGCTGTTATATCAACGTTCCCCAACGTTATAAGCTTTGTGTTTTTATTGGCTTAACAATTAGCGTAACCATAGTATATTATCTTTTTGGATAATTGTCAAACTAAAAATATCTTTTTGGATAATTTATTTTGGTTTAATAAGGAGAAAAACAATGGATATAGTTCAAAAAATCAGATTTTTATGTCAACAACAAGGGATTACGGTTGCAGAATTAGAAAGAAGAATCGGATTATCTAACGGACAAATAACTAAGTGGAGAAGACAAGTTCCTGGAATTAATAAAGTTCAACTTGTAGCCGACTACTTCGACGTATCTGTTGACTACTTATTAGGTAGAGAAAAAGATGAATATTCTGGCGAACAAGAAGATGAAGAAATTCGCATCATGCATCGTGGAGTTAAGAATATGACAAAAGAAGATAGAGAAAAAGCATTAAAGATGTTTGAAACTTTCTTCGACAATTGGGACGAATACACTAAAGACAAATAAAGGGGATTTTATTTTGCATTTTGTATATCAAAACTCATTTTTAAAAGCAGCACGAGCTGTAAGTGCATTAATTGAAACTAATTATATAGATGAATTCCCTTTACCTATTAAAGAAATAATAGAAAATGATAGTAATGTGGAATTATTTACGTTCAAAGAATTTTGTAATATGACCGGATATACTCTGGATGAATTGCAAATCTATGGTGGTTCTGATGAGGCTTTTCACATCAGAAAAGGAAATAAATTCGCTATTATTTACAATGAAAATGTTTATAGTAGAAGATTACGATTTACATTGGCTCATGAATATGGACACTACATTATGGAACATGATGGTATGAGCTACAAGAAAACACCTATATTTCAAGATGCGCAACGTACTCATTTAGAGGAATACGAAGCTAACTCATTTGCATCATGCTTATTATTTCCACTTAATGTACGGTATAAATATCGTAATGTATTAAATGAATATGATGTGGCAGACCTATTCGAAATTAGTTATCAAGCAGCGAAAGTAGCATTAGATATCTTTGATGAACATATGGACAGTGGATTAGAAGAGCATATTTCAATGTTTGAACATAGACACATGGAAACTTATATGTCATTTCTTGAAGAAATGTTAGGAGAACAGTTGGCAGAATATAATCACATAATGAGAACAGAATATGGATTTTAGGAGATGATTATTTGAAAATCAAAATGTCTTTAAATGGAGTAAAAATTGAAGGTGACTATCAAAAAGAAGGTTTAATGGCATATCAAGCCAGATTAAAATCACCTACAAAACTAGGAACACAACACATTGTTGATAAGTTATTACAAAGTGACAAAGATATATCCCTTGAATTAAAAGATACAGGGGAAAAATGGGAATTCTATATGAACGGAATTTATATCAGCCATGTACTAGATAGTAAATATAAAGCGGTTGGTTATAGAATGAAAGATTTAGATCATATTGACATAATCAAAGAAGAAACTAAGTCAGGATATAATAAAATCACACCTATTATTTATAGTAAATTTGATAGTTAATCACTAAAACTCACTACGGCAACTACGCTATTACATTTGAACCGTTGAGAGTATTTAGATTGTATGAGGTGTATTGAATTTATCTATTTTAAGGAGACAATGGATGATAATTTTAAATTGCAAAATAAAATTAAATGAAATTGTTTACGAAGTTAAAACGAATAAAAATAATTACTTCACCTATTCTTTACCTAAAGATATTACATCTTATAAAGTAAGAAAGGTGCTTAAAATTATTGAAAGTAAAGTAGATGAAGACGAAGATTTTTAATTAAAGGAGGTTGAGAGAATGGAAGAAAATTTAAACAAGGAAATTTTAGAAGTTTTTTCTTCACATAATTTAGAAATACCCAACATACCTGTAGATAGAAAATATTGGTTGCTTCGTACTGAAGGTGGTAGTTGGTACGAAGAATTTACAAATGATGAATTTATAGCTATTGGATGGAATAAACTTGATAAAAAAGAGTATTGCCAAAATGTTCATAAAGAATCTGCATTACGCATATTAGATAAGTATTATCCAGAAAACAAGCAACAAACTTTAATTATAAACAATATAGATAAGTTTTATAATAAGATGAAAATTGGTGATATCGTTGTACTGCCTTCAGAAGGCTCTCAAGTTCTTATGTTTTGTGAGATAATTGGCAATGTATATAATCAAAAAATTACACAAACAGAAATTGATGAAGGAAACTGTCCTTATATTAAACGACGTAAAATTAAAACTATTAAATCTATAAGTAAAAGAAATTTAGATCTGAAATTATTTAAAATGTTGCAAAGTCATCATACTATATCCGACATAAACGATTACGCAAACGAAATAGATTCATCTTTACATGATTTTTATGTAAAAGGTGAAAAAATTGTTTATTCCATAAAAATAAATAAGAAAAACAACTTATCAGCAGAAAACATAAGAACTTTAACTAACATTCCTTGGGTAGCTAATGAGTATATAACCAATGATTTTTACGACCTTTCTAATTTAACTAGCACTATTTACATTAAATCTCCAGGAAAACAAGAATATGAGGCTAAGGGAGTTTCTGGAGCTAAATTTATTATTGGCTTATGCGTAATCAGTAATATTTTACTAGGTGGTGATTTTGAAATCGGGGAATGGCATTATAAAAGTGATGGGATAATCGGAGAACGTTTAAAATTAAAAGAACAAAATTTAAAAGAACAAAAAGAAAAAAATAGACATCAAGAAGAAATGATGAAATTAAAAAAGGAAGGCGAAGCTGAAGTCCCTGATATTAATAAATATAAAAAGACGTCTGATCAATAGACGTCTAAAAATTTCACATTAGTTAAAATGATAATAATTGATAAAGATAAAGCTATAACTTTTATTGTATTAATATTATAGAATTCTAAAAATTTTAATACAAATTTCAATAAATAAAAGGATATTATATACACAGGTAATAGGAGAATTACAAACATAGAAACTTTAGTTATAATATTCAATAAAACAAAAATAAGTTCCATTAAATCTCCTCCCCTTGTTTTATTTTAATTTATTATACTTTATTTTTCGAAACTAAACAATATCTACGGGGTACCTAGTACCCTTATTATTTTTTTACCTTTTTTTAGGAGGGATAGCATGCAAACACGATGTTATGACGGTAAAAAATGGCAATATGAGTTTAAATACGAGGGTAAGAGATATCGAAAGAAAGGTTTTAGAACGAAACGTGAGGCTAATTCTGCAGGGTTAGATAAGTTAAATGAGTTAAAACAAGGTATTGAATATGAACCTAATTTAACGTTATACGACTATTTCAAAACTTGGTGTGAAACGTTTAAAAAATCAACAGTGACACCTAAAACATATAAGTCCTATATCTCTGCAATTGAACATATCAACAATCATCCTATCGGCAAAAAGAAACTGAAAGACTTATCCAGGTACCACTATCAAGATTTTATTAATGAGTTTTCAAAACATCATTCGAAAGAATCTATTAGAAAGCTAAACGGCTATATTAGAACATCTTTAGATGATGCAGTTTACGAAGGACTTATAGTAAAGAACCCTACTTTTAAAGTGAGTTATAGAGCTAGTAAGCCAAATAAAAGTGAAGATAGTAAATATATCAATCTAAAAGACTATGAAATATTAAAACAGCATTTGATGACTAAAGATAATGCTTCATCGCTTGTACTATTCATTATGATTTGTACTGGTTGTCGTATAAGTGGTGCTTTGAATCTAAAACGCGAATATATCAATCAAGTTAAAAGCGAAATATATATTGATGAGCATAAAACAGATTCGTCCCCTCGTTATGTATCTATTAGTCAAAAAGATATGAATCATATCATTAAGTCTATTGATCAATTACCTAGAACAATTGACGGAACTATATTTGGTGAACTAACAAACAATGCAGTTAACAAACGTTTAAAAATATATTGTAAAAATCTAGGTATCAAAGAAATTACTTCACATGCACTACGTCACACTCACTGTTCATATTTATTAGCCAAAGGAATTTCTATATATTACATTTCGAAAAGACTAGGACACAAAAATATATCAGTTACTACTGAATTTTATTCACATTTACTTGAAGAAACATACAAAGAAGAAGATGAAAAAGCAACGCAAATAATAAGCGCAATGTGATTTTTAGGGACCCATTAGGGACCCGAAAGCCCATGAAACCCGTCGTTATAAGGTTTATAGTATCCCTCCCAGGACGCTATTAATCGAAAATTAAACACTTTTCGAAATTAAGAACCCCATAACGACGGGGTTCTTTTTATTTTGTCTATTAATAACACACCATATAATACAAATTTTTAGGGACTTTTTAGGGACCCGAGTCCCTCGCATAAAAAACCACGCTCATAAGAACGTGGTTTGTATTTTTTTCGAACATTACGCATAAAAAATAACCGTACCTATTAAGATACGGTTACTAGTCCTCTTTTCTTCTTATATTATTTACTGTAG